GCCAACTTGACAATACCGCTCGTCTGAGGAGCAGCGACTACTTCTAATCTATAACACGCTGTAACTCTAAAACCATAAGCCCCTGAGAAATTACCTAAAAAAGATCTAAAGTAAACTGGTGTGAGGTTGATATAAGCTAGGCTACCTAAAGTGCCATTGGAAAAGTTGCCGGAATGGGTTTTGGTAGGACGTGAAAGGTATGATAAAATGTCACGATGAGTGGGTGGGCCGTACAATTTAGTCCTTACGGACTCGACTGGCTCTACGGTGGGAGCCGCTGCAACGAGAGTTGTGAAGCCATGAACGGCTGGTTCTGCGTTGAAAGCAACGTCGTTGGAGTCACCAGTGGTGGTCTCCGGATGTGTTTGATTCTGTAGTGAAGAGATTTTTTGTATTTTTTCCATAAGTGTTATGGTTTTGATTGGGAAAAAGAGAAGCGAGCCGAAGGCACGCAGTTATTAAAATCAACAGACACCGATGATGTTGGTGCTGTCATTCGACCACACGGGAATGTGACCTCTATATATTCCTCGCCAATACTCCCATGCCATCCGTGACGGCAAACCTACAGAAGGCGAAGGCAAGTCAAATTTTTTGTTTAGCTCCTCTATGATGTTGTGTAAGGAGCTAAATTTTTCGAAAGAGTATGCCGAGCTCTCCATGAGCGCAGCTTTTGAGACAGCGGCAAGATGCTCCTTTGGAGGAGTGTTTTTCTTCTGCCAATTGAGCATGTCTCTTATACTCTCTTCTTCTAGAACGGCATAGGTCCAGCCGTCCTCTTGTTTACTAAACTTCCTTTTGAGAAACCCACACTCGTCGGCATGCTTGAGTCTATAATCTACCCCGTCCTTGGTCTCTGAAGTATAGACCATGTTTATTCTAGGACTAAAATTCTTAAGAACCATAAAGTCAAAGTCAAGATGCTTATCAGAAGGTGCACACCAGTTATCGTCCCCGTAAACAAAGAGATCAACCTCATCCCTAAATGATGATGCGAGAGATAGGCCCTTTTTCTCCACCCAAGCAAGTCGAAAGATGATCATGTTGTAGATGGAATTAAGGACACTTGTGAGGGGATGACCAGAAGGTAGCGAACCATTAGTACGATAAAGCGTGTCGCTCTTGAAAGTGTCAACACCAAGATGCGTGGCGTTGTACGTTTCCAAACCGATAGTCTCAAACAATTTTTTTGT